GCTTTACATTTAAACGAAAGTCTTCACTCATTATGTAGAAAAGTGTATCAGAGGCCGAATAATAGTTCAATTGTAAAGCTCAGAGAATTTCTAAAAGGCAAACACGATTCGATATTCAAAATAGAGCAGATAAAACGCTTATGCGAAGTTATAGGGAAACCATTCGAGGAAGTGTTTGAAAGGAGAGATACATAATGGCTGAATTGTTAAAAAGGTGGTTTAATTTATTGTGTAAAAACCACGACTTAAATTATATAGACAGACAATGTGATAAATATTTCAAAATCAACTCAAAACTTGAGGTACAACGACAGTTTATAAATTACCTCATGGACCGCTATGAAAAACACTATGGAGAGAGTTTACGCAAACCGAAGAAAGAGGTGATACATAATGGCTAAAAAGAAAAACCCCGTTGTGCATCTGAATCAGTCGAAGGTTAACAAAATCAAAGAAGATGCTACAAATGATGGCTTAAAATACGCTATTATACTCTTCTTCACCGTTATGCGTGATAAGGAAGGGTACGGATTAAAAAGATTAAAACGATTATACGACAGAGTTACAGACCTTGCCGATTCCATCAACAAAGGTTATGTCAAATGGCAAGATTTAGAGAAAGTATTAGCTGACGAGGCAGATATTAAATTACATTTTTAAGGAGAGAAAAATATATGAAAACATTTAATGAGTGGGCGAAGGAAATTCACAAAAACGCAGTAGAACATGGCTGGTGGGACGAGCCAAGGAGCTTTGCGGAAGTCGTTGCACTGTGTCACAGTGAACTATCAGAGGCTTTGGAGGAAGATAGACAAGCTAAACCTATCTTTTATGTAGAAAACAGTAAGCCGGAAGGTATTGCTACAGAAATGATAGACTGCTTGATTCGTATTCTTGACTGGTGCGCTTATGCTGGTGTTGATGTCGATGAAATTTTAAGCGTTAAACACGAATTTAATAAATCCAGACCGTATAAACACGGGAAAAATTATTAAAACGGAGGTAAAAACGAATGATTTATCAACCAAAGACAGACTGTTTCGGCTATAAAATGAGAGATTGTACTGTGCTGGATGATTTATATTGCGTAAAAGACGGAAAATGCTCTTTCTATAAAACAAAAGAACAGTACAAAAGCGATCGTTTGAAATATGAGGGTCTTGCATACGAGAGAGGTGAGAAAAAATGACGTGTCCTGTATGTGGTGGAAATTCTAAGGTTTGTGATTCAATCTCTGACTGTGAGGCCGTTTACAGAAAACGCAGGTGTTTAGAATGTAATCACGTATGGTTTACGGACGAATACGAATCCCACGGCAGAGATTATAAGAAATACGCGAGCGACAGACGACAAAAATACAGATGCAAGCGAGGTTTATTACATGGTAGATATACAGAAAATTAAATCAAGTATTTCCTGCGTGGAATATGCTCAGCGCATCGGTTTACCAATACATAAATCTGGCGACCGGTGTGTGTCACCACTCAGAGCGGGTGCAACAAACAAAACATCTTTCGTGGTTATGGACGATTTTTTCTACGATTACGGTTCAGGCATCGGCGGTGACGTTATCGAGTTCTGTTCATATTATGCACACAACGGAAATCGCGGTGATGCAATCCGAGAACTCGCGAATTTAACAGGCGTAGCAGACGTTCATCCCGATGGCTGGGTGGAATATACACATAACATGAACGCAAAAACAGCACACTATCACGCTGCACTTACGGACGACGACCGCTCATATCTGCAACAACGCGGACTTACTGGAGCGGACATTGACCGTCTCATGATAGGCCGTGTAACCGATGGCGACTTACGGGGCAGACTATTCCTACCCTACTTTTCATCAAGCGGCGACCCGTATGTTTGCTACTATGCAACACGCGCTATGCCCGGTGGCAGCTACCCTGATTCAAAATATCGTAAACAAAAAATCGACGACCACTGTCAGCACATTCCGTGGGGTATGCAGACACTTAACCGCGAGGGCGACACACTTATTATAGCAGAAGGATATTTCGATGCCGTTTCCTTCGAGTGTCAAAATTATCCGGTTATATCCGCTATAACAGGCAGATTTTCAAAGGGCCAGCTATCAACCGTGATTTCTATATGTAAGCGATACGAAAAAATCCTTATAGTTTACGACAACGATGCAAAATCACACGCTGGCGATAAATTCTCTATGGATATGGCGCAACTCCTGTTTAAAAATAAAATTCCATTCGTAGTCGGCAAGGTTCCCGGACAATACAAGGACGTTTCAGAATATTATGCCGACGGTGGTAAGTTATCAACAATCATCGAAAACGCAAAACCGGGGATGCCGTTCTTAGCCAGTCAGTGCAAAACGCTCGACGAACTCAGAAAATTCATATTCTCTGTGAATCGTTTCACAAGCGAAACAACTCTGGCAAGCATTATCGAGGCTTGCGCCGATAACTTCACTCAGCGAGAACTTAACGCTTTGCAGAAGGAAGCAACACAAGCTCCGACGGAATCCATGATAGCAGACGAAATAATAAAAACACACAACGTTATTTTTATAGAACAAGTCGGTTTTTACGAGTGGGACGGTAAGCGATGGCGTAAAATATCCGATGCCATTATTAAAAACTATGCCGACACTTTATACGGCAAGCGCTTCTCCACTGCTCAACGTATCGGTGCTGTGTGCAATCTGCTTAAAGGCCGTACACTTCGCAAGGTCGAGTTCGACAGAAAACCAGTAATCACATTCCAGAACGGAACTCTCGACATCGAAACCGGGAACTTTCGTGATTTCTCAGAAACCGACTACTGCTCTATCTGTATGAACTATAATTACGATCCGGACGCGCGCTGTCCCGTGTGGGAGGACTTTATACAAACAATCACGAATTACGAGCCTATTTCAGCAGAAAATCTACAGTTCATCGGTGGTTATGTTCTGTTTCCAGACTGTAAACACCAGAAGGTTTTCGTCCTCATGGGTGACGGTGGCAACGGAAAATCTGTTTATTTAGAAATTCTGCAAAAAATATACGGCGATGAAAACGTAACACACGTCGAACCTAACGGCCTAACACAAGAGTTCCAGCGCATACGCTTGAAAGATTCATGGCTTAACATCGGCGCAGATATAAACAGCGACTTCTCCCGTGGCGAAATACGTGAGTGGATTTTAAAAATCGCTGACGGAACAACTATCCAAGCGTGTTACAAGGGTATGACACATATCGACTTTAACCCGCGTTGTAAACTTATTTACGCTTGTAACCAGATGCCAACCGCTGATATTATCAACGGCCTTAACCGACGTTTCCAGTTTATAAATTTTCCATGTCGTTTCGTGGAAACTCCGGACCCGGACGACCCGTTGCAGCATGAACGGGACATAAATCTTATTCCCAAACTCATTGCAGAACTTCCGGGCATATTCAACTGGTGCTATGATGGTTATAAGACACTACAACTCGTAGGATATTTTACCGATACACCAGACCAGAACGACATGCTGAAACAGTTCGAGACTACTTCTAATCCAGTTTCGGTATTCTGTGAGGATTATAATTTCAGAGGAACTATGACGCGTGACGAAATTTATAACTGGTACAAAGACTGGTGCGAAAGAACGGGACATAAGCCTCTGGCGAGAGAGCGTTTCCTGCCGAAATTCAGAGAACAGATGCGGAAGGAAATTGCAAAAGAAACTCGCGTAAGAATGAACGGAGTGCCGACGAGAATTTTCGAGTTTAAGTGACAACGACTTGGGACAGCAACTTGGTACACCACTATAAAATAACGTTTTTTATGTAATACTTTTGTAATAATTTTGCTGTTTTTATAGCGAGTGTACCACGTTGTACCACGTTTGTACCAAGTTATTTTTTATTACTTGGTACAGCGTAAATCCGCTCTACTACTCTATTTTCTTTTATTTGTTCCAAGTGTAACAAGTAAAAATAATAAATAAATAGAGTAGGTAGCTAAAAACTAAATATGTATATATAGCTCCGAACGGCGTTTTTACTTGCAACACATAACACACTCAGAATTTTAAGGAGGTTCTTATGGCGACAAAAAATAATAAAGAAATATATACCATGTGCGACAGATGTAAGCGACTTTATCATTCTTATACTGTCGCCAACTGTAAACATGAAGCTGTTAATAAACATTACGGGCAGCATATCTGTCTGTATTGTTGCATGAGGTGTAAACATCATAAGAAAGTTGATTTCGGTGTGATGTGTACTCTTAATAAATAATATTTTAATGGAGGGATATATTATGGGTAACGAAATTAAACCTACCGGGCGTGGTGGTAAATATAATTTTCCTAATGCTCAACTTAAAAGAATTGAACAAGACGACGATAAACGTGCCTTTATTGGTAAGGCTTTGCATAATATCTTAGAGGTGAGCCGCGCTTTTGATGCTCCACCTAAAAACGACGAAGAACTCTGTGAACGTTTGGATTGGTTTTTTCATACGTGCCAAGAGACTAATCAACTTCCGACGGTTGAAAAAATGTGTTTGGCTTTAAGTATGCCGAGGACTACTGTTTTTGATATGGAGAGCGGAAGAACGCGTGGTTTCAGCTCTTTCACATCGGACATCATAAAAAAAGCGAAGAATTTAATCGCAAGTATGGACGCAGAACTTGCACAGGAAGGAAAAATTCAGCCAGTCGTTTATATGTTCAGAGCGAAGAATTATTACGGCATGAAGGACCAGCAAGACGTTGTTTTAACACCAAATCAGGCTGAAAACTTCCAAGACAGAGCGACTATTGAAGCTAAATATGCCGAACTTCCTTCACCTGACGAAAAAATTTAGCGACTTTTCGACTTTTACGCGCACGCGAGCGACTTTTTCACGCATCTGCCAGCGACTTTTGAAGCCAGACACGCGAGACTATAGCGACTTTTGGAACCTTTAGCGACTTTCAGAGCCAGACGCGCGCGGGAGGACACGGGCGAAATCAGTTTTCGAAAGTCGGCCCGAAAAAAATTTCAAAAAAATAGCGGCACCCGCTCCGGTCCCTGTCTGATGCAGGCCGGCGGGCGTCGCTTTTTATATTCTGGATTCATAGCGGGATATGTGCAGCGCATAACATAAGCGCTCTAAAATTGATTTTAAGCGATTTTAATAGTTTTATATAGTAAATGTACGCCGCTATGATTAAAACGGCTTAAAACAGCGTTTAAACACGTTTAAATGGTATATGCAATAATAGATATGTAGTTTAAACGCACAAAAACACGCCGTAAAACGTTTTTAATATCTGGATGCATAAAAACATATCTAAATATATAAAACAGTTTAAAACGCAAAAAAGCCCGCTATAATAGCAGGCAAAAAAAGAACCGGAGCACGCGGCCCCGGTTTATTATTATAATTCAGATATATAGAAATAATCACAATTATATTTTTGTGCCAGGTTATAGCAGCGCCCAAAATCCGGCTCGCGATCCGCTTCTATTGTTATTTCTTTAAAGATGTTTATTGCATCGCGTGAAATAGTTAATATATATTTTTTCATTGTTTACGCTCCTATACTTTTTAATATTTCTTTTTTTGTTAGTGGGCTTGCGTTTGTAAATTGTTTCAAAAATTCGTTAATATGCCTGTTTGTAGTTTGAGAAAACGCCCACGGATCACGACACAAAAATTTTATTGTTTTGTTTTGTTTGCTGTATTGTAAAATAATTGTGTCGTAGCTTTTTAATTTAATTGTTTTAGATGTTTCTATTATTTGTGCTTTACCGTAAAAAGATTTACGCGCATCATAACGCGGGAATAACTCATAAATATTTAACATTGTTTTTGCCTCCTAAAAAATCCCCGTTCGCCGGGGATTATTAATTTTTATGCTATTTTTTTAGTAATAGTTTGATATAAAATACCGTCGTTAATATAATAACTTTCGTCCATTCTTTCGTCCGCGTAAAATTCTATAAAATAACTTATCATATCAACGCGCGACGGGTCCAAACAGCTGCTAAAATAATCTGTTATACAGTCGGCGAAATATTGCGCTTTTTGATCCAGCCAAACAGAAAGATTATATAAATTGTTATAACTCATATCTATTGACCGGAAACGGTCCCGCGCATCTAAAACGCGTTTTATTTCGTCGCTCATGTCGTCCGGTAGTGTACAATAATTTTTTTGTAACTCTTCCAGGCCGTCAAGGAATTTCAGCGCATCCGAAACAATTATAATATTTCGGTTATATGCTCCGATGCTATAATCACGCAGGCCGGCGCGTATATGGTCCAGCTGTTCAGAAATAAAATTCATTTCGTTTTCTATCATGTCGTTATATACCATGTTTTGAAGTGTGTTATTATTCTCTATTAGTGCGCGTTTTCGTTATCTGTTAATTGATTAATATATTTCATTTTTAATTCCTCCGGTTACATGTATTTTTTAGTGATTGATATAATAATTGCAGCGGGTAAATAAAAAACAATTCCGAAAATAATTAAAAATATGCTCATGCCGTCGCGCCTCCTAACATTAAATTAATGTTGTCGGCCTGTTCCGGCGTTGCGTCAAGTTGTATATAATAACTTGATCCGCATCCAGAAACAGCGGTTAAAATAGCGCCGGCCGTTTTTATAATATCTATGATTTTATATTTTTCTGTTTCTGTGTGTGCTGTAATATTATAGTTATTCATTTTTAAATCCTCCTATAAAATAAATTCGATAAAGCCAGAAGCCAAAAACGGCAAAATTATAAATATAAATAATATATATAAGCCTTCTAAAAATGTTTTCATTTTTTGGTCCTCCTATTCTACTATTACGCCGTGCGCCGTTTCGCAGTAACCGTCAAAACCTAAATCACGCGCAAACGCTGCATAATCAAAATATCTTGTGAAAATATCCGGCGTGTCTTTAGTAAAATAACAATCATTTATAAGTTCTTCCGCTACTTCTTCCAGGTCCATGCCCTCATAGAATGTAAAGTATCCGCGTTGTTGTTTTTCCATTGCTTCCATAAAGTCATAACCAAATGCTTCTATAGCTGCTGCAATTTCTTTTTGTTCCCATTCCTGCAGGGCGTCCAACTCATTTAAAAAGTCGTTTAGTTCTTCTATGTTTTCCATTTCGTCAATAGCTCGTGGTTCAATATCAGAAGTCCATTCATAATCATTTATAAACCATTCCGGATCGCCTTCTTCTAATTCTTCCGCTAACATATTTAATATGTCAGTCAGTTTCTCCGGTTCCATTGGTAGTGTTACCCATTCGCCGCCGTCCGCGCCGTTCTCGTTGTAGTTTCCCCATGTGTTAATAAAAATGTTTAGCATTTTAAATTCCTTCTTTCATTTATTTATTTTATTTGTGTTGCGCTCTATGTTTATTATTATAAAGTATTTGTTTAGGGTTGTCAATATAAATAACAAACAATAGTGCACAAAAATAACCCAAAACAAACACGTTTTATTTATGCAATTTATATATAAATAGAGTATACCCAAAACAAACAATTTAAGCATTTGCTTGATCCGGTTTATAAAAGCCCGGCGGGGGATATATGCAGCCGAGACGCGCCGGGTGAGGCGTCTCGGTAGAAAAAAATAAAAAAAAGAAACTTTTGCAAATAAAAGTATTGACAAACGTTTTTATTTATGATACAATAAGTGCAACAAATCAGTTGGAGGTAACGAAATGGATGCAGGATATGTAAGAGTAAGTGCGAAAGATCAAAACGAAGAACGTCAGGTAGCAAAAATGAAAGAGCTTGGTATAGACGAGAGACGTATTTTTATTGAAAAAGCAAGCGGAAAAGATTTCGATAGACCAGTTTATAAGAGTATGAAAGAGGTTGGTTTACGCGAGGGTGACGTGTTATATATTGATAGCATAGACCGCTTAGGGCGTAACTACGAAGAAATAAAAGACGAGTGGGCCGATTTAACGAAAAAGTTAGGTGTAGATATAGTAGTTCTTGATATGCCTATATTAGACACAAGAAAAAGCAAGGATTTAACAGGCACTTTGATAAGTGATATTGTGTTGCAGTTGCTTGGATATGTAGCTGAGAATGAGCGTACAAAAATTAAGACACGTCAAGCTGAGGGTATTGCAAAAGCAAAAGAGCGCGGTGTTTATACAGGTCGCAAAAAAATGGAAATAGATAAAGAATTATTTGAAAAATTATACGGCGAAGTGAAACGCAAGGAGCGCACTGCTCGTTTTGCTATGAACGAATTAGGGGTGAAAGCAAATACTTGGTATAATCTATGCAAAGAATTTGAAACTCGTACAGGGAGGTTTGCATAATGAAATTTGTTGAAAACAAACGAAGCGCGGATTCGGCTGGCGTGTATCTTTCAGACTGGGAAATAAAAGGTATAACGAACGGAGACGTTACAACGTTATGCAGGGTGTTAGAAAGTTTTTCTGCTGTTTGTGGAGAGAAAACCAGAAAAAAAATGATAGCAGCTATAAACAAACGACCTTTACCGAAAGAAGCTGAAGGTGACGAATATAGGGGTGCTATAGATTACTCTGATACACCTTTGCGTGGTAGACATTATATATATTTATGGTTTGATTCCGACGGGGAAATTTTTTACATTGGAAAAGGGGAAGGCAACAGAGCAACAAATTTAAGTCAAAGAAGTAATCTGTTTAAAGAAAAAGCTGTAGGTGGGAAATGTATAATTCTTGCTTATAATATTGATGAAATATATGCGTTAGATTTAGAAAAAATCCTTATTTTAGAATCTGTTGTTTGCGGGAAACAAATTATAAATGTAAAAAGCGGCAGCGGTGTTGATGCCGTTCAATACTGTACGAAAGATAGACACGCTTTGCTTTGGTATTGGAATCATGTTGGTGTTGTTGATCGTTTTTCAAAGCTTATTGGCGAAAATATATTATACGATGCTACAAACAGTGAACTTTATGAAACCCTCGACGAACGTCATATTTGGTGGGAATATCACAAAGAAATAAGGACAAATGATAAAAAAGTGTTGTCCGAAATTTCTAAAGAAGAAGAACGTTTGAAAAAGCAAAGAGAATATAGAACTAAATATAGGCAAAAGAAGAAATTAGCATCCTCTCAACAATTAAAGGAGGCTATCTAAGTGAGTTTTTTAGTAATAATATTGGGAATAATTTATTTCCCGATAGCAGTTATATTAGCGTTGTTGAAGAAGTATAAGTAAAAAAGCCGCCGGGCTTAAACGGAGAAAGGTAAATAGATATGAAAAAGAGGACAAAGGTAATACTGGGAGTAATTATTGGGGTGTTGACTATATACAGTGTGATAGCGACGTTTGCTGTTCGAGAAATGACAAACAAAAATATTGTAGTCGCAAGAGCAACAGACAACAAGTCAGAATATTTTCAAATGAAGGCTTTTGCATATTCCATAGCAAGTGCCGTTGAAAAAGGTCAATATGACGAAGAACAAATAGATTATTTGATTAAACAGAGAGTAGAAAATTTTGACTACGACGAAACTGCTTTCCGCAAATGTGTTGATTTAATTTTAAAAACAGAATAAAGAGCTTATACATAGAGCGCCCGGAGCGCCATTCACAGAAATGTGGGTGGTGCTCTTTTTTTTATATATTTTTAGGAGGTATGGAAGTGAAAATAGTAAATGTGTTAGGTACAGATTATAAAATTTTTTTAAGGAGTATAAACGACGACGAAACATTTGAAGATTGCGACGGATATACTGATTGGACCACTAAAGAAATTGCTGTCAGAGTTGAGGAAGAAACAGAAAAAGGCAGTTTGAAAGATATGGACTGTTATGTAAAGAAGGTGTTAAGGCACGAAATTGTACACGCATTTCTGTTTGAAAGCGGATTGGCAGAGAGTTCTGGTGAAACAGAAGCATGGGCGAAAAACGAAGCAATGGTTGATTGGTTTGCACATCAAGGCGAGAAAATTTATAAGGCATGGGAAGAAGCGGAGGCGTTATGATGGAGATTGCAGTAATTGAGAAAATAAAGAATTTACCGCAGCAGACAGAGGAAAGTTTAACAGATGCGTTTGGTGTTTTAATGAGCATTGAGGACAGAAAATCTGTAGATGAATACGTTCGCTGGGTAAGAACTGAGGCTATGAAAATAAAAAGTGCTACGATGTATGACTTGATTAAGCGAACATATATGTATTCTGCTCAGTATAGTTTCGATGATTTCATGGTTGCTATGGAATGGAACCGAGAGCCGAAAGCGCGTTTTTGGCTACCTCGCCGTAAAGTTTTGGAAGGTAAGCATAAGATAGCGACACAGATTCAGGAGTTTATAGACGATCCGAATATGTTGTATTTAGGTTTTTCAATGCCTCCGGGAACTGGAAAAAGTACAATGATAAAATTTCTGTTATCGTATATAGCCGGAACTGAGCCTAAGAGTGCGAATATGTACGTAAGTTATTCAGATGGAATGATAAAAATGATGCTCGATAGTGTTAAGAGTATGCTGACTGATACCGCAGAATATTGTTTTCATGAAATATTCCCCGGACTTGGTATGCCGGACACGTCTGCTGAATATAAGACGATTTCGTATAGACGTGCTGGTGACTTCCCTACTCTCGGTCTGGTTTCGCTTGGTGGTTCTGTTACGGGCCGTACGCGTAGTAATAGATTTCTTGTGACAGACGACTTGGTTAAGAATAAAGAGGAAGCGCGTTCACCTGAACGTCTGGAAAAACTGTATGGAGATTATACAGCGACGCTTACTACTCGTATGATTGGTGATTCTGTGAAGCAGATACAGCTGGGTACGATATGGAGTGCTTATGATCCGATTAGCAGAATGAAAAGCGAGCATGAGAACGACCCACGTTATAAATTTATTGCTATTCCTGTATGGGACGAAAACGAGCAGAGTAATTTTGAATATGAGCATCCTGACAGATACACGACAGAAAAGATACGTGATATTAAGAAAACGATAGACAGCGCGGATTTCGAGTGTTTGTTCATGCAGCACGGTATTGAGAAGGAAGGTTTGGCGTTTCCGTCGGATAGCTTGAATTATTATAACGGTGTGTTGCCTCCGGGAGAACCGGATAATATTTTATTTGCGTGTGACGTTGCGTTTGGTGGCGGTGATAGTCTGAGTATGCCGATAGCGTATGTGTATGGAAGTGCTGTATATATTCACGATGTTGTTTTTGATAAAGGAGATAAATCCGTAACAGAGCCGCGCGTTGTTGGTAAGATTTTGCATCATAAAATCAAGATGGGACGATTTGAAGCGAATAACGGCGGTGATTTTTACGCGGATGATATTAGTGCTGAATTGAAGAAGCAAGGGTACAGTATAAATATTTCTAAGAAAAAAGCACCTACGAACATGAGTAAGCTGTCGCGAATTGAACAACACGCGCCGAATATCAGAGAATTTTATTTTCTTGACGATGCACACAGAACCGATGAATACAGACGTTTTATGAACGAGGTTACTGGTTTTAGTTTTACAACGAAGAATGTTCACGATGATGCGCCGGATAGTTTGGGCCAGCTTGTAGAATTTATGTCGAATGGTGTAAAAAGTGTATCTGTTGCAAAGAGATTATTTTAGCGGGACAAAGATGTTTGTCTCGCCTATTGAAAAAATATTGTAAAGATTTGTATAATGTAGGTGTAAAAATAGATTGTTGGTGGTGAGCGAATTTTGCCGATGTTTGGTAGAGAAAAAATATATACTGATGTAGAGCGCATCACTGCTAAAAACGTGGTTGAAGTGCTACATAAGGCGTTGCTTATACATGGTAAAAACCAGAACGAGATAAATTATCTTTGGGAATACTATTGTGGCAAAACGCCTATTTTGAGTAAGACAAAAGAAATTCGCAAAGAAATCAACCATAAAATTAATGTAAATAGAGCAAACGAAGTCGTAACATTTAAACGCGGGTACGGTTTTGGAGAGCCTATACAGTATATTCGCAGAGGTCAGGATGAAAAATTAACCGACGGAATTAATGCTTTAAATGAATATATGTTCCAAGAGGACAAGCAAGCAAAAGACAGTGAGCTTGCCGAATGGTTTTACACATGTGGTTTAGGACTTCGTATGGTACTTCCCGGCCCTGATGCAGACGAGCCGTTTAAAATTTACACGCTCGATCCACGATATAGTTTCGTAGTTAGGTATAACGGCTTAGGTGAAAACGTTGTTATGGGTGTTAAGTTTATTCTGAAAGAAAATAAACAGCCGATATACAGTATATATACACCTGAGTTTTATTTTGAGATCGAAAACGGCATAATTACGAAGAACGAAGCTCACGTGTTGGGTTGCGTTCCAATATTTGAATATAAAACAGGCACAGCAAGGTTGGGAGCATTTGAAATTGTTCTGCCGTTACTCGATGCGATAAACGAAGCTGAATCGAACAGACTTGACGATGTAGTTCAGTTCGTAAATAGTTTTTTGGCTTTGTTAGGTGGCACTATAGATGATGAAACAGCAAAGAAACTTGACGAATATAAAATGTTGTGCTTGCCGGAAGGTGTGGACGCTAAGTATTTGTCTGCTGCTTTGAAACAGAACGATATTCAGGTTCTTGTAAATAATCTGTATGAAACAGTGCTTACGATAACCGGACTACCGAACAGAAACGGCGGCAGTAGCACAAGTGACACCGGGAGTGCTGTTATAATGCGTGACGGTTGGGAATCAGCCGAGGCACAGATGAAATCCATCGAAAACGAGTTTAAAAGAAGTGAGAAAGAGTTTTTAAGGCTTGTTTTAAGGATTTTAAAAGACATGTGTGGTATTGATTTAAACGTCCGCGATATTGATATTAAATTTTCTAGAAGGAATTACGATAATTTACAGACTAAGAGTCAAGTTTTAACCACTATGTTAAATAATCCGAAAATACACCCTGAGTTAGCGTTCCTTCACAGTGGAATGTTCCTTGACCCGGAGGGTGCATATTTACAGAGTAAAAAATGGTGGGAAGAAAATCAGCAGAAAGCAAAGGAGGCGTTTGAAAGTGAAGTACAGAGTGACAACGAGAAAAGCACCGACACAGAAAACACCGGAGCCAAAGGTGGCAGAAACACCGATAACGGAAACGGCACAAACACCGAAGAAGAAAAATAAATAGGACGGTGATTTTATGAATGAAATACGCTGTCCGAAATGTGGAAAATTACTTGGATATTTCAACGGCAAGGGTGAAATACAGTGTCCCCGTTGCCGGAAGGATAATAAAGTATATTTTGACACAGTTAAAAAAATTATAGAAATCAGAGCGTCTTGAACGCCAGTTACCGAGTAAATCTCGGAAGCTGGTGTTTTTTTTATTGGCAGAGAAGCCATAAATCGCAACCGTCAAGCAAAAGACGCAAAAACAGAAAAACGTGAGAGAACACGATAAACGCAAAGGAGAAAACGACATGAAAATTGATTTTTCAAGCATTGAAGGTTACGAGAACATGACCGCAGAGGAAAAACTTGCTGCATTGGAGGCTATGGATATTCCTGAGCCTGATTATACGGGTTGGGTAAAAAAAGATGTAGCTGACAAGTACGCAAGCG